CCCTCGCTGGGCAAGTGACCTTGAGTTTACAAGACGTGGACTTTACGAGCCCCGGCTCAATGGACATCATCATCAACGACCTTATGGGACAGTACATGCAGGCCAGCGACAATCTCGCTGCTGACGGTCTTGTAGCTGGTGCAAACGCATCAGGCGCTACATGGACAGTTACTGCTAACGACCCAACATCGTTGATTACATCGCTTTACACTTGCGCATACAACATCCTTGAAAACACCAACTTCCTGCCTGACCATATTTTCGTCAGCAGTGATGTCTGGCGCAGCCTTGGCGGTCAGCTCGATGTGGACAAACGACCAATTTTCCCTTACGCTGCGGCTGCTGGCCTCATGGGCGTAAACGGATTGGGTTCAGCAAACATCACAGTGGCTAACACTTTCAACCCATTCGGCTTGAACCTTGTCGCTGACCGCAATTTTGCAGCTGGAACTTTGGTTGTAGCTCGTGCTCAGGCCATAGAATTCTATGAATCTGTACGCGGATTGCTCACGAGAGACGAACCATCCACATTGGGTAAGGTCATGAGCTATCACGGCTATGCAAGTCTGTTCGTTGCCGATATCAAGCAAGTACAAAAAGTCACAGTCGCTTAGTCCGAAAGGCGGCTACCGCCGATGGCTACATACACAGTCACTTTCAAGCAACTGCTAGACAACTATGCAGTGCTACAAACACTGACCGACACTGAAATAGAGGTGGGGCAATCCATCACTGTTTCAACTGTTGGTGCACCTTTTAACGGCACCTTCGTGGTCTATGCCATGCCCAAGTATGAGTACATTGGCATAGACACAGAAGGCGATTTGCTTTTTAACAGCAATGTCAGCATTCCTAATCAGTTGCTCTTTGCTTGTACTGGCAGTGACGTTGGGCGCGTAGCTTCGGCTGGCACTGTCACCTATATGCAGAACTGCACATGGATTACGACGGCAGAACTAATCACATATTTGGGTGTAGAAATTACAAATCCAAGCGATGACTACACGCTGGCAACACAGGCCCGAAACGCGGCTAACGATTTTTGTTACAGGCGCAGGCAGGAGTCAATGTATTTTGATAGTTTGACTGTCTCACCGGGACACGATGTGACCTTGGGGACTCTCATGTATGCAGCTTCATTGTGGCGTGCCCGTGGCAGCGTTCAAGACACCTTTGCTACCTTTGACGGAATGGGCTCTGCAAGCGTCTCAGCGATGACACCAGTCATTAAGCAGTTACTGGGCATTCCACGCCCAGCGGTGGCGTAGTGGCCTTTACAGACCTTCTCAACGAAGCCATAGATGATGTGGCAGCCAAGATAGCCACGGTGTCTGGTCTTAGGGTTGTAACAGATGCAACCAAGATTGTCCCTAACTGTGTCTTTATTGACGCCCCATCGTTCACCACGTTTGCTGGCAACGGCAACATTCTTAATGTGTCCTTCCCAATTAAAGTTCTTGGCTCTGGCCCTGCTGGCCTGCCAGTGCTACGACAGCTGCTCAGCACCACAGCGAAAGTCATCTCAAGCAACGTCATTGTGATGAACGGGCAACCTACTGCCTATCTTATTGGTGGTGCAGAATATCCTTGCTACGACCTAGTAGTATCCGTACAGGCACAGACAGCGTAAGGCAGACCATGTTTACAATTATTTCCCCAAGAATCGGAACACCGGGCGACAAGTTCGAACCATCCGAAGAAACCAACATTGACGCCCTCATTGAAGGTGGCTTTATTAAATCCGACAAAACACCAACCAAATCTGCTAAAACAGTAGAAACATCTCCAGAGGAGTAACACCATGGCTACCAGCACTTACCTTTCCAACCCATCACTAACTGTCAATGCAGTGGACTTGTCAGACCAGACAACCTCAGCAACGCTTACCGTAAAATTTGATGCTTTGGAGTCCACTGCATTTGGGGGGTCATCCCGCGTGTACACGGCAGGTCTCGGAGACCATGAGCTCACAGTTGAACTCTTTATGTCCTATGCAGCCTCAGAGACCTACGCCACCTTGGCAGCACTTGTTGGCACAGCCACAACTGTTGTGATGAAGCCAACTTCAGCAGCTGTGGGTGCAACCAACCCATCGTTTACTTTGACAGGCACATACCTTGAGGCGCTGCCAGTCATTGACGCAACTCTCGGTGAATTGTCAAGCATCTCGCTGACATTCAAAGGCGGCACCTACGCCGCAGCAGTCGCATAACAAACCAAACAAGGGAAACCCGACATGAAATTAGAACTACGCGCTGACATGGGCGATGGCCCATTCACAGTAACAACCAACCTTTGGGCTGTTACACAATGGGAACGCAAATTCAAAACCAAAGCCTCAGAGATGGCTAACGGCATTGGCATTGAGGACTTAGCTTTCCTTTGCTGGTCAGCTTGCCAAACCCACGGCATCATCGTGCCGATTGTCTTTGATGACTTTATTAAGAAACTGGTCAGCCTTGAAATCGCAAGCGAGGACACTGACCGCCCTTTCTCCGAGGCACCTACCGACATTCCCTAGCGGCGGTGCTGATTGCCACAGGGTTTTGGCCTCATGAGATAGAGTTCACAAGTGACGACCTCTCGACAGTCATCAAAATGATTAACGAAAGTCGGAAGTAATGGGCGTAGATGTAACCATGGAATTTTCAGGACTTAAAGAAGCCCTGAAGGAAATCAACACCATTGACAAAAAGCTGCGCCGCCAAATTACCCGTGACTTTAAACAGATTGTGCAGCCAGTTGTAGGCAAGGCAGAATCTATGTTGCCAAACAATGCACCATTGTCCGGCATGAAACGCTCTTGGATAGGTAATTCTGGTGCTGACATTATGAGCTGGAACGACGCTCGAGTGCGACGCAATCTTAAAGCATTTACCAGTGGCAAAAAAGTGCGTGATACTGGCTTAGGTTTTAAACAAAACCTTGGCACTTTCGGAATTAAGTGGCTTGGGCCTCAGGCCACAGCTTTAGATATGTTGGCTAAAGGGACAATGGGCGACAACCTTACAAACCGCTTTGGCCCACCATCTCGTATTATTTACAGGGCTTATGAATCCTCACAAGCAAAAGTTCAAGCAGACGTTAAAGAGCTTGTAAACAAAGTAATGAAAATGACTAACAGTGCAATGAGAATCAAATGAGCGTAATTCTTAACATTGTCTCAGAATTTGACAGCAAAGGCATAAAACTTGCTCAACGCCAATTTCAGCAACTAGAAAAGACAAGCGACAAAGTTGCATTTGCAATGAAACGCAGCATGGTGCCAGCCACCGCAGCTCTTACTACCTTGGCTGCCGTCGCCTTCAAAGCCACCAAAATGGCTAGTGACCTCAACGAAGAAACCAGCAAAGCACAACAAATCTTCGGTGACGCCAGCGATTCCATCATTGCCTTTAGCAACACAGCTGCTTCAAAACTTGGTCAATCCAAAACAGAAGCCCTAAAAGCCGCCGGGACATTTGGTGTTCTTGGTAAAGCAGCAGGATTAACAGGCAATGACTTAACAGCTATGTCTATCCAGTTCACCAAACTGGCAAGCGACTTAGCATCATTTAATAACACCAGCCCAGAAGATGCAGTTTTGGCCTTGGGCGCTGGATTGCGTGGTGAGGCCGAACCGCTCAGGCGCTACGGCGTTCTGCTTGATGACGCAACGCTACGCCAAAAGGCTTTAGACCTCGAGCTTGTTAAAAGCACCAAAGAGGCATTGACACCACAAATTAAAAGCCTTGCTGCTCAAGCCGTAATTCTTGAAAAAACAGCGTTACAACAGGGCAACTTTGCTTTGACCGCTAAAGACGCAGCTAATCAGCAACGTACTTTTACTGCAAAACTCAAAGACCTACAAACCCAAATGGGCGTTTTGTTTTTACCAGTCTTAAAAGAAACCCTTGACACGCTAAACGATTATGCAGACGTCTTAATTTATTTGACCTCAAACACCGATAAAGCCAAAGATTCCACAGGCAAATGGCTAGACCGATTTGTCAAACTCGCCACGATTGTGTTGCCTTTTGCGCAAGTAATGAAAGGCCTTGGCATTGTTGTCGGCAAAGTCAATGAGTATGTAGGCAACCAAGCCGAAGCCCTAAAACAGAACGAAAGAGCCACAAGCCGAGTTACAAACAAGATTCAAGAGTTGGCTGGCTTTGAACATTTGCTCCAAACCAAAGTTGATAAAACCACAACTTCAACAAATAAATCCACAGAAGCAGCTAAGAAAAAAGCCAAGGCTTACGAAGATGCTCAAGAGGCTGCGCTAAAACTTAGGTATGAAGTTCAAGAACTTGCTGATGCTCTGCGCGAAAGTCTTAACACCAGACTTGAAGAGGCCGTACAAAAACTTGATGACGCCCAAGGTGCTTTTGATGCTTTTGGCAAAGGCGTAGGCGCAGCCATCATTGGCTCGTTTAACTTTGGCAACGCACAATCTGAAGCAGCAGGCAACGCTGACGAACTTAAAAAAGCATTAGCTAAACAATCAGAAGCACAACTGAAAGTAAATGCTGCTTATAACAAATGGAATGCGTTTCAAGACAAAGACAACATGGATGCTCTTATTCTTGCGCAGGAAGAACTAGCCATTGCTAGTGGTGAAGTTGCTGTTGCTCAGGCCAAGCCAATGACGTTCTTTGACAACCTTTCCAAACAAGCTGAAAAAGCTAAAAAATTCAATGAGTTGGTTAGCAGGCTTATCGCTGGGGATTTGTCTGAAACAGCATTACAGCAAGTTTTGGCAGCTGGTGTAGATGGTGGCACTGCAATCGCTGAAGAAATCCTTGGCTCTGCTGATGGCATTCTTAAAGCAAACACGCTTACACAGTCAATGACTGACCTTGCAGACAATATGGGCAAACGAGCAGCTGCGAAGTATTACGGAGCTGGTGTCTCGTCAGCTACTGAGTTCCTTAAAGGCATTAACGACACAATTAAAACTGTTGAAGTTGCGCTTAAAAAGCCAAACCTTGACCAAGTAGATGTCATTACTGCTGCCGTTAACGCACTGTCACCTGAACAAATTACCAACATACAAACTGAAATTGGGCGTTACCTGCAAGGCGCACAAATTGGCATGGGTACTTTAATGGCTGAGGGCGGCGTGGTCACTCGCGCTACGACTATTACGGCAGGCGAGGCCGGGCCCGAGGCAATAATCCCTCTCAACAAAATGAGCAGCATGGGATTTGGTGGCGGCATGAACATCACAGTTAATGCCGGGCTTGTCAGTACTCCTGAGCAGGTGGGGCAAGAAATTATAAGTGCAATCCTTAAAAGTCAGAGAAGGTCAGGTGCCGTATTCGCGCCTGCCACAGGACTGTCATTGTGAGCGCACCAACAATTCAAGTGCTAGTTGGGTTCCAAACCACAACAGGCTTCGGGCAACCGTTTCAACTTAACGATGCTGTCTATGGATTACTCGATACAGGCACCCTCGGTGGCTTAGCTTTTGCTGACCTGACAAACCTTGTGGAATCCGTAAACATCACTCGTGGGCGTTCACGCCAGCTAGACCAATTCAACGCTGGGACAGCCACAGTAACTTTTAATAACGCAAGCCGCATCCTTGACCCATTAAACACTTCAAGCATTTACTACCCATATGTGCTGCCACGTTGCCCTATTCAAATCTTGGCTAACGGCATTCCGATTTATACAGGACTGATTACAGACTGGAATTTGGACTACGACATTGCCAGCAACGGTGACAGAATGTATGCAGCCTGTTCTGATGCTTTTACCGTGTTGGCTAACACAACGCTTGTAGCCCACACAGTTACAGAACAATTAACCAATGCCCGTATAAATACTGTGCTTGATTACACAGAAGTGCAATACCAAGGCGCTCGCAGTATTGGCACAGGGTCGTCCACCTTGGGGGCGTCAGCCTCTTCAAGCAGTTTTAACATTGCTGACGGCACAAACCTGCTTACCTATTTGCAATTAGTAAACACTAGCGAACAGGGATATTTATTTATTGCAGCTGATGGGACACTTACTTTTAAAGGCAGAAGTAGTGTTTTAAACCCTGTATCCGGGGCCACGTTTAGTTACACAGGTTCCATCGCTTACCAAACACTCTTAAACTCTTACGGTGACGAATTGCTTTATAACTACATCGTTACCCAAAGTCCTGCTGGGGTGCAGCAAATTACCAGTGACGCCACCAGCATTGCTCAGTACCAATCCCAAAGCCTTAACCTCACCAACTTGCTTAACAGCACTGTCGCTGAAGTCGCTGGCCTTGGAAACTACCTGCTAGGCAAATACAAAAACCCAGTGCTGAGGTTTACCAACGTCTCAACTCAAATGACAGCCCTATCGGCCGCTAATCAGGCAATCGTGTTAGCGCTTGATTTGACCAGTATTTGCACTGTGGTTAAAAACTTTACTACTGGTACCCCATCTACCGAAACTCAAACCCTCATTGTGTCTGGCATTAGCCACAACATCACACCGGGCAGCCACATAATCTCATACACTTTTGAAAGCACAGACGGCAACGCCTATTTCACTCTGAACGACAGCATTTTCGGTACTCTTTCCACTACTAACCTTTTAGCCTTTTAGGAGAAAAACAACATGGCAACACCAACCAACCTTCCGGCAGCGTTCGTCGCTGGGGCTATTCTGACCGCAGATCAGCAAAATAATCTGAGGGGCGCGTTTCGTGTTCTTCAAGTTGTGAGTGCTAGTTACGCAACTCAGACTTCAACATCAAGCAGTGCTTTTTCCGACACAGGGTTGACAGCAACAATTACTCCGCAATCAACAACTAGCAAAGTGTTGGTATTGGTTAATCAAGCGTCATGCTTAAAGGACACCACTAATACATTTTTGCAGCTAAAATTGTTTAGAGGTGCCACAGAATTAGAGCAATTTGAGGCTTATGGTGGTTTTACGTTGTCAAATGCGTCAAACGCCTTTGGTGGCGCTGGTACTTCATACCTTGACAGTCCTGCAACAACATCCGCAACAACATACAAAACACAAATGGCAAGCAACGCAAACACCGCAGCCGTTTATGTTCAAACCAATGGCGGACGTTCAACAATTACACTCATGGAGATAAGCGCATGACCCCAATGACAATAGTTACAGCACTTTTGGCTCTTGGCTTTGACTCAGGATGGACAGCCAACGAACACGGCATCACCTTCTGGGACAACGAAGCAAAACAACCAACCGAAGCCGAACTAATCAAAGCCGGCTGGGTAAAACCAGATGCGGAATAGCCTAATTCTATTGGTGTTTTTAGGGTCGCTTACCGCTTGCGCAGACCGTGAACGCCTTAACTGCCCACCAACCAAAAACAAAGCCCTACGGTCAGTTTCTGAAACAATCGTGCCAACACCACCATCACCCGCATACGGCACAGGAGGCAAATGCTAATGAAACCCGAAAAAAGACTTAGCAACGAAGAAATCAAAGCACGACTCATCTTTGTCGTAGCCATCGGCTTAACGCTTGCCTTCGTTCTGTCAATCATCTCACTTCTCTACGGCTTACTGTTTGTAACTCAACCGCTCGAGGTCTCACCCAATGACGATGCTGCATGGTCAGTACTTTCGCCCATGCTTGCCACCCTTACAGGTGGCTTGCTGGGTGTTCTTGCTGGCAACGGACTTAAAGACCGTCCGAAAGACCCACCAGCACCATGACCGTTAGACCGTACCCGTACTACCCTGCATGGGATGGCAAAGGCACCCAGCCAGTAACCGCCAAACTGGTAGAACTCTGCAAAGCGCGCTGGGGCATGACCTCGCTAGGCACATACGCCAACAGACCAATGCGCAACAATGCCGGGCTATCAGTGCACGCCACCGGATATGCAGCAGACCTTAAATACAAAGACGAAGCGCAAGCGCGCATAATCTGGGATTGGTTCCTAGCTAACAGCAAGGCGCTTGGATTGTGTGAAATGCACTGGTACGCGTATGGTGACTACGGCGCTGGCTACCGATGCTCTCGAGGTGAAGGCAAAGCTGGTGTCAAGATTTTTACAGCTGACGACAACGCTGGCTCTTATCAGGGCTCGCCTAATTGGCTGCATATTGAGTTGGCTAAGCAAACTCCGGAGCATTTTGAGGCTCAATTCAGAGCACTTAAATAGAACTCTCAGCCACTGTTTGAGCGGTGCTGAGGCTAGGTGGTGGGCCTCTTTGTTTCCATTGGGGGGCTCATCACCGACTTCTAAAAAGAAATCTTTAAATTGACTTGCATGTTGTGGTTATATGTGGTTATAGTGTCTGTATGGAAACAAACACAATAAACAAAACACAATTCGACCTAGCTATCCGCTCAATGAGAGAGCTTTTACAGTGCGCTAAGTATAGCGATGACTTAGAGCAGCAAATAGAATGTTTGCGCGTAGTTGCCAACGCTGCCAATTCAGTTGCTAACAAGCTTGAAGCCAAGTAATGGTTAAGCCAATAACGGCCCAATGTGGCACACGGTCAGCGTATAAACGACACCTCAGACACGGCGAAACACCTTGCGTTAAATGCAAGAAAGCGCACGCGGAATGGCACAGAGAATGGAGAGCAAAATGTCACGGATGAAGGATTACCTTTTAGAGGATTTACCGCTGTTCAGGGCCACAGACCCGGACACATCACGCCAACTCAAGCCAATGCGCTTTAACAGCCAAAGAGCCATACTTTTGGCTATCTACGCTGACGCAATTCTTGGCCTTACAGACGAGGAAGCAGCCTCTCGAGCTACTGCAAAAGGCCACACCATAAACGGTTACTGGAAGCGCTGTGCAGATTTACGCACCCAAGGGCTTATCCATGACTTAGGCATCCGTAGGACGCTCTCAAGTGGCTCTCAGGGCATGGTATGTGCCATTACCCAACTAGGTATGGACGTTGCCAGAGGATGTTTTGACTAATGACTTATACGCACGAACAAATGTTTATAGCCGTACTGTTCGGCTGGTGCCTGTCATGGGCTTACTTTAAGCTTGCCAACCGATACTGGAAACGCTAATGCTGCCAACATGGGGCTATGTGGCCCTAAGGTCTAAAGATAAGAAAACCATGGTGCAGGTCTTTACAGACTTGTCCACAGGCCTGATTGTTTATACCCAAGTCTGCCAACGTGCAGAGTCTTGGCATTCATGGGGGCCGCCAACAGAAGTAGAGAGAGTTGAATAAGACACTCATGGCACTACCGCTAATCCTTGCCCTATCCGTACCAGCTCACGCAAGTGCAGCTGTCAATTCATGCCCAAAATGGGAACCGCTAATAGCCAGGCATTTCCCTGCCAAGGTTGTCCCTGTCATGTCCAAAATTGCTTATCGGGAAAGTCGCTGCACTGAACGTGCATTGTCACCAGTACGCAAGTCCACAGGTCGCCCTGATGTTGGCCTGTTACAGATTCAAGGCAGTTGGGCTACTGTGACACGGGCTGTCTGTAAGAAACAGGATGTAGTCAAGGCACTGTTAAATGCAGAATGCAATGTCAAGGTGGCTGGCTACCTTTACAAGAACGGTGGCTTAGGTCATTGGCGAGCAACATCAGGAAAATAACAAAGGAAACAAATGGAAACATCTACGGGCGAATTAATCGCCAAACTAACTAACCTCAGCCACAACCTTGCGCTCGAGTTGCGCTTTAAAGAGTCAAGCCTTGTGTTGGAAGCCGTGGGTGCGCTTCATGCGTTGCCAAACATTGCCGAAACTATCCGCGATTCTTGGCACCCATCACTCAATAGTTCGGGCCCTTCTAAAGGCCTTAACTATCTCAGCACAGTTAAGTTGGCTGACGATGAGTGAATATATACACCAAGACGATGCTTACGAATGGTTTAAAGACAAAGAAATAACCTTTGCCGAAGATGACTTTGCCAAAGTACAAGCTGAACGTGACGCACTAAAAGCCAAAGTACTTGAGCTGTACACCGAAATAGAACGCTTATCTAGGGAGTTAGCCCGTGGCCTTTAATCTTGACGAATACACACCCGTAAGCGAACGCATAAAAGCATTCTGGATTGACCACCCAAACGGCGCTATCCATTCAGAACTTGTCTATGACGACGGCACAAGATGTGTTGTCAAAACTGTGCTTTGGCTAGACAAAAGCGATGTGCAACCGACCACAGTGGATTACGCAGAAGAGCATTTAACTGACCGTGGCGTGAATGCCACCTCGAGAATAGAAAACTGCTGTACCTCATCGCAAGGCCGAGCTTTAGCAGCTGCCGGATACTTAGGTGCTGACTGGACTAAAAAGCCCAGCCGTGAGGAAATGCAAAAGGTAGTGCGCGGAGACACAACGATTACGCAGCCATCTAACTTGCCATCTGAAAAGCAACTGTGGCTTTACAAGGCTGAGCTAAAAAAAGCAGGCCTGTTGCCACCGACAAACATCGGCACGATGACCAAATTTGAGGTTTCAAAAGCGATAGATGTTTTAAAAAATGGTGGACAGCCAGAGCCACAATATGACACACCAGAGGAACCGTTCTAGTGACAGACCTGCTAACTCTTGTCATCATGTGCACGTCTCTGTTTATGTGTGGCTTCCTGCTAGGCAAAGACCAATGATTCCTATTAGCGAAGCTTCATTCCTGCAACAAGTAAAAGCGCTTGCTTATATCCATGGCTGGGACTGTCACCACGCAAGCCCTACACAAACCGCTAAAGGCCGTTGGCTGACATCCGGCGCGGTGGGCTTTCCCGATTTAGTGCTCTGCCACAAGGTCAAAGGATTGGTGTTCGCCGAGCTCAAAAGCGCCAAGGGGCGTACAAGCCCGGCACAAGAACACTGGCTTGAGATACTGCACCCACACGCCGAGTGTTACATTTGGCGGCCTGAAGATTTGCCAATGATAGAACGACGCTTGGCATCATGCTAATCATCGCTTGGTATGCCCTGATACTGTCCATCGGTGTTGCCATCATTCAAGGCTTACGCAAGTAACTAACCCTTACAACTGAATACAACCAAAGGCCACATAGGGGATTGCACTCTGTTGGTATGCACACTACGGAAGTAGGGTCGAGCAGTGCGCCCAGCCTCATGTGATGACTAACGTGAAGTGATGCTGGTGTCAGTCACTGTGCAGCGTTCCCTAACGACATAAAAGGCGATTGGTGTTCCACCCTAAACAGTTCCGGCAGCCAACAGCGCACAGCTGTGAAATGTGGGGGGCACAAACACCCGAGACCGGAACACGCCCGAAAGCAACCGCAGCGAAGCAAGGGCGCTAGTAACATCAGCCCCATGACATCCCCATACAACGACCCCATATACAAAGCCAACCGCAAACAAATCCTTAGCGACGGCAAAGCAACCATCTGTGCCCTATGCGGCAAGCCCGGCGCAAACACAGCAGACCACATAGTTAGCCTCATGTTCGGTGGCGACAACTCGATAGACAACCTGCAACCTGCCCATCAGTCATGCAACTCACGCAAAGGTGCAGCACAACAAAACAAAAGAGCAGCCGCACAAAACCTAAGCCGTACTCAGAATGGCACGCCACCGATTACGCAAATACCCAAAAAAACCACAGAAAATGACTTTTTTACGGCTAAAGCACAAACCCCGACCCTTATTTCCACCGTATTTTTGGAGAACCAGAGCGAACTGGCGGTAACTGGCGACAACCAAGAGCATGATTGGCGGATTGGTAGGGAACAGCCCAGATTGGAAAGTGTGGGTGTTGGGGGCTTGTCTTATGGGCCTCTTGTGGCTGCGTGGGCTAAACGTCACATGGGTATTGAGTCGTTAATGCCGTGGCAGGTTCATGCTTTGTCTGGGCAGTTGGCTCATGATGAGGCTGGGGTGTTGCAGTTTCGTGAGTCTTTGGTAAGTACGGCTAGACAAGCTGGTAAGAGCGTTGCTTTACAGGCTTTAATTGGTTGGTGGCTTACTGAAGGTGCTGTCCTGCGTAAACAGCCACAGTCTGTGATGAGTGTTGCTAACAAACTTGACCGAGCAGAGGCCATCTTTCCTTTGCTTGCCAACATTCTTTGTGAATCGTTTGGCGGTAAGAAACTGGCTGCCATTGGGCGTAAGTCTGTTGAAATGCCTGACGGGTCGCGCTGGGAAATCAGAGCTGCTACTAAAAGCCTTCATGGTGGGTCTCACGATTTGATTGTGTGCGATGAGCTTTTTGATATTGACGCTGAGGTGGTGGATTCGGCGCTTAGACCAAGCCAGATTGCACGCAAGTCGCCACTGCTTTCTATGTGGAGTACGGCAGGAGACCAAAACAGCGAGACCATGATTAAGTTACGCCAACAGGCCATGGCTGATATTGACAAAGGATTGCCTAGTTTGTTCTATTTTGCTGAGTGGTCAATGCCGGGACATTTGTCGCCGCTGGATGAAAAGAACTGGTATTGGGCCAACCCATCTTTGGGCACAACTATCACCATTGAGGCTTTGCGCGCCGTGTCCAAAAAGGACAGCTTCATGCGTGCGCATCTAAATCAGTGGATTACGGCTAGGGGCGCGTGGCTGGATTTGGGAATTTGGGAGAAAAACCAAACAGACATTCCTATGCCTGAAGGTGGATTCTTGTCTGTGGATAGTTCTGTGGATGATGCTCGGTATGTGGGTGTTAGAGCTGCTGAAATAGATGGCAAGGTCATTGTGCAAACTGAGTTTGTAGTTGAAACCGAAGCTGACATGTGGACTGCTATTGCTCGAGTTATGGAAAACCCAGAAGTACAGCTGCTAATTACGCCAACGCTGGATATTCATGTCCCAACGTCTTTGCGTAGGCGCACCAGCCTTACTGGCTATGCAGAACTAACTAAATACACCACATTGGTTAGGTCAATGATTCACGAAGGCAACGTAAAGCACCACGGCGAAACACTGCTTGCTGACCATTGCGGCAGGGCCGTTTTAGTCAAGGTACCTTCTGGCGCTGTTCTCAGTTCTCAAAAATCACCCGGGCCGATAGAGCTTTGCCGCTGCATGGTGTGGGCTGTGGCTCAGGTTTCTAAACCAAAACAAAAGACAAAACCAATGATGGTTGTCGTTAATCGCTAAAGTGTGGGCGGTACTGCTCTGGGCGTTGTCGGGATGAGCAGGGCAGTACCACACACAAGAGGCAGAAAGTGGCATACTACCGCTATGGGTATTTTCAATAAGCCAGTTACTAAAGCCGCTATTTCTACACCATCAGTGCAAGCCGCTGTTGGGTACGCCCCCACTGGCAACAGCACTAACCCGTTAAAGAATCTTTACAACTACCAGTCTGGTTATGCGCGTGACCGCGCAATGACATTGGCAACAGTTTCTCGTAGTCGTGACTTAATTGCTTCTGTAATTGCTTGTATGCCATTAAAAATGTACGGCGAAATGTTTAACGACGCCACTGGCGAAATGGAAGAAATACCGTTAGCCCCTAGGTCTTGGTTACGCCAGCCAGACCCAGCTGTCACTTACAACCATTTAATGGCATGGACTCTGGACTCACTTCTGTTTTACGGCAGGGCTATGTGGTACATCACCGAACGCACCCAAGATGGCTTTCCATCAAAATTTCAACTTTTGCCAATGGGCTCAATTCAAACTGCCGACGAGGAAGGCCCGGTTTTCTACCAACCTTCTAAAGCAATAAGTTTTGCTGGTAACGAACTCGACTATCGTAACGTCGTGCAATTCCTTAGCCCTATTCAAGGAATTATTTACAGCTCAGAGCAGACCATTGCCACAGCGTTAAAGGTAGAGCAAAGCCGTTACAAAAATGCCCAATCATCTTTGCCTTCTGGTGTTTTAAAACAAACTGGCGGTGAGCCCCTAAGCGCGCAAGAGCTATCAGAGATTGGCGCTGCCTTTCAAGAGGCTCGCTTAACTAGCCAGACCGCTGTGCTTAACGAGTTCCTAAGCTACGAAGCCAGCACTGCCACACCAGACAAAATGCTGATGATTGAGTCAGCCCAGTATTCAGCACTAGATTTGGCACGCCTATGCGGTGTTCCCCCCTACCTTGTGGGCGTGTCCACTGGCGCTTATGCCTACACCTCGTCTGAGCAATCTCGGGCTGATTTGTTCATTTTTTCAGTCAAGCCATATTCGGATTGCATCGCTGCCACGCTCAGCATGAATAACGTGCTACCACGCGGAACCTATGTAAAGTTTGATGCAGACAGTTATCTAGAAGAAAACTATGTAGCAGACAAAATGGATAGCTCAGACCAACCACAAGAAAACACACAGGAGTCCCTCGCATGATTCGCTTTAATGCCACATCAGTAACTATTGACGCTGCCGCTTCAGACGGCACACCCAGCAGAACCATTACTGGTATTGCCGCCCCATATAACGTGATTGCTCGAGTGAGTGATGGCACTGAAATTATGCTGTCGCCGGGCGCTTTGCCTACTGACGGCCCTAACCCGAAGCTTTTTGTAGGGCACCAATCTGAAAAAGTAATTGGCACAGTCATTGCCCGAGAGGACACCCCAGAAGGAATGCTTTTTCAAGCAAGGGTGGCAAAAACAGTTCTTGGCGAGGAAAGCCTTCAACTGGCATTAGAGAATGTCTATGACCAAGTTAGTGTTGGAATTAACCCCTTAAAGTTCAGCTTTAATGACGAGGGAGTCATGCTAATTGAAAAAGCAGCTTGGACAGAATTATCGCTAGTTTCCCACGGTGCCTTCGGCGCTAGTGCTAGCATCACAGATGTTGCAGCGAGTATCCCCACATCCGAGGATGAAGTAAGCAATAATACAGAAACGGCACCCGATGAGCCTGAAGTTACAGAACCACAGGAGAACCCAGTGTCAGAAACACCAGCCCCAGAAGTAATCGAAGCATCCACAGTTTTTGCCCAGCCAAAACGCAAGTTTGGTATGCCAACACCCGGTGAGTATCTTGCCGCTATGCACATCGGTGGTACCACCTTTGACAACGTTGCTGCAGCCGCACGCGACTACGTTGCTTCACAGCAGTCAGCGTTCCAATTTGCAGCTGGTGACGTTCTCACCACAGACACTGCTGGTCTTTTGCCAGTGCCAGTGCTCGGCCCAGTTTTTGCGAACCTTAACCAAGCAATTCGTCCAGTAGTTGCAGCCATTGGTGCTCGCGCTTACCCAGATGGTGGAACGCAAAAAACATTCGTGAGACCTACTTGGACAACTCACACTTCAGTAGCCTCACAGGCAAATGAGCTTGCAGCAGTGTCAGCAACTACACCAGTTATTGCTTCAAACGTAATCAGCAAAACTACCCTCGCTGGGCAAGTGACCTTGAGTTTACAAGACGTGGACTTTACGAGCCCCGGCTCAATGGACATCATCATCAACGACCTTATGGGACAGTACATGC